ATTATCCCACTATTAGATACAATAATATATCTTCTATCAATCTTCTTTCTGAAGCAGAAGTAGTACAAAAATATATTAATAATTTAGATAGATTTTATACTTACCTTATCAAGGAAGGTGAGCGCCCTGATATAGTTGCAAACAAAGTATATGGTGATCCTACATTAGACTGGGTTATTCTATTAGTAAATAATGTAGTTGATCCATATAAAGATTGGCCTATGGATTACAAGCAATTTATTAATTACCTTGAAGACAAGTATAACACATCAGCAGAAAAACTTACCTCAACTGCTATTCCTACTTCTATAGCACATTATTATTACAAAGGGTTAGCTTCTGATTCACAAGAAACAATTAACTCTTATAATTATAAAATGACACCTTATACCTATCAAAAATTGAGCAGTCCTGCTGGTTGGGAAGCTAAGTCTATATGGGATTATGAATTAGAAATTAATGAGTCTAAAAGAGAAATAGTAATTCTTCGCCCTGCTTATATCTCTGACTTCACACAGCAGTTAAGAGACCTATTTAATAATGATTAATTTAAATCCTTTAGAAATTCAAATAGAAGAAGTTACTATTACTAAGTTTAATGGTAACGAAAAGATGAGTATTCTACCTCAATTTGTAGAAATTACCATCTTTCAATCTATATTTGAACCTACGATTAAAGCAGAAGTACTTATTAACGATCAGATAGGTCTATTTTCTAACTTTCCTCTTACTGGTGAAGAGCTAGTTACTTTTACGTATAAATAGATATCTAGTACGTATAGCGGCAAAACTCAAAGTAAGAAAATTAATTTTATTATTAAAGGTGTGAGAGATATTATCCTAGACGACCGTGCTAGATCTATGATGTATGTTATGGATCTAGTTTCACCTCAGTATCTCCAAAATGTACGTAAGTATGTTTCTCATGCTTATTATGAGCGTGTAGAAGATATGGCTGAATTAGTCTACAATCAATATATTAAAGATCCTACTTTTGAAAAGTTCGATATAACAAAACCATTTGTAAAAGAAGAGTCTTTAAAAATTAGAAACCTTATAGTTCCTAATCTAAGACCTTTTCAGGGTATACAATGGCTAGCTAAGCACGCTGTAGCAAAAGATTATGAAAATCATTTCTTGTATCTTTTCTATGAAGATTTAGAAAATTACAATTTTATTACAATTCAAAAATTAATTGAAGAGGCTCTTAAGCGTAGAACTCAATTAATGGAAAAGAAATATATCTATATTTCAGATACTGAGATAGCTAATTCTCCTGACTTTGCTAAACCTAGTGATCCTGATGCAAGTTTAAGATATATTACTAACATTGTTAACAATAAGAGATTTTCTTCAATTGAAAAAATTTCTGGTGGTTACTATCAAAATGAACTTTTCGAAATAAGTCTTTTACAGAAATCTTACAATAGCACACCTACAGAATTAAAAGAGAAGTATGATTCTAGATTTCCATTAGAGAAATATCCTCTTAATACACCTGAATATATTGAGTATGTAAAAAACCAAAAAGGCACATCAGAGTATTCTAACAGAGTAAGATATATTATCAATAACTATAAGGACTTTGATGAGGGTGGCAGATCACAGCCTGGTTATAGATACAAGTTTGGAAGTGCTACTAAATACATGTACGCATTAAATCAAATAGATTTTTCTATTACTGTGCCTGCTAATATGAATATAAAAGCAGGCGATATAATTTATTGTGACATTCCAGAAAATCACGGTTTCCAAGTACAGGAAAAAGACAGATATCTTTCGGGTCTTTTTATAGTTTCTGAAGTAAAGCAAGTAGTTGGAACTGGTAGTAGAGCTGCAACTTCTATGAGAATACTTAAAGACGGTTATCTTAATAGTCTATTTGAAGAATCATTATATGATACATCTGGTACAGTAAGTTCTGGTTTTAAACAGGGTAATATTAGATGATCTCTGATGATTTTTATGGTGATAGATTTAGATGGTTTGTCGGTGTTGTAAAAGATATCGGGGACGATCGTTCACGTGTCAGAGTTAGAGTATTTGGTATTCATGCAACAGAAGATACAACTAACGTATCGGATGATGATTTACCATGGGCTTTAGTTCTCTATCCTACAACTGGTGGTCAAACATCTAGTGGGAATGCATCTCATGGCCTAGTACCAGGAACATGGGTAGTAGGATTTTTTGTTGATGGGGATGATAGTCAACAACCAATAGTGTTAGGAGTAATTAATGGAGGTGAAGGTTCTATGAACAATTCATCTTCTGGAAATCCTTCTGAAAGTTCTAGAGCATCATCACCAGGTAGTGAAACAGGAGCAGGTACTGGAACTAGCACCCCTAATCCTGATGGTTCTGTAGACGCAAACGCACCAACAGGCAGCTCTGGGCAACCCTCTACTACTCAGTTATCAGGCAATTCTAACGAGCAAAAAGTATATAATTACTTCTGGGAAAGAATTAAACTTGAAGGAGCATATACTGGCGATCTTAAGATGATAGTATCAGCTATTACCGGACATATTGCTAATGAATCTAGTTATAACCCACAAGCTAAGAATGGCAATGATTGGAATAGATCAGAAGGAAGTCAAGCTTCTTACGGTATTGCGCAATGGAGAGCTGGTAAGTATGATCGCTATACTCCTATGCTTAGATTCTGCGGAATACAATCAAGAGTAGAGCCACCCAATCTTCCTCCTTTAGAACAACAGTTAGACTTTATGTGGCATGAATTTCATACTACAGAAAGATCAGGTTATAATAGATGTATTTCAGCAACTAACCTCCCTGATGCTCTTACTGGTGTCTATTTAACAGCTAGAGCAGCAGGTTATAAAAAGATTAACGGTGTATGGATTGTAGATAGAAGTGATAGTACGTTTACTAACAAAATGAAAGAAGTAAGAAGAGTCTACTCTGGGGTATCATATACAGGAAATGCAGTATGAATAGAGTAGGTCCAAGTGCTGTTAGTTATAGTAAAGATTTAGACTTTACATTTACCTATACTCTGCGTGGAGAGAAAATAAGTCTTAATGAGTATTCTTCTTATACTTTTGTTATTGATATAGACGGAGCAATATATCAAGGAGCAGCAGCTAATGAGAGCAGCGCTACAGTAATATTAGTAGGAGGGGTAAATAAGTTTATTAATAGTAAAACTATCGGTACACCATCTAACTATTATATTTCAGAGCAGCAAAAAGTTACTCTATATAAGGTAATAAGAGGTATGGCTGAGTATTCAGATTCTGCTAATATTACTAGTGAAAATCCTAAGCTAGAACAAGCTCTTAATGCTCTTTATACTAATTATTGCGGGTAATACATGTCTATAGATAAATTTGCAACAGATGATAGAGTAGTTAAGGAAGTCACTAATAGAGAAGGTGACGGAGTAGGTAGATATGATGGCCCTCAGAATTTAGGATCAGCAGCTCCTCTACCTTACTATGAAGTATCAGTTAAAGAAAATCCAGGTGCTGCAAGCGATACGACTATTACCCATGTAGGGCCCGGCGCTGGTAATATGCCTGGCGTTGGTAATATTACTGACGTTCAAGGATTTGTTTCTGCTACAGGTAATAAGGTAATTGTAGATAGTACCTTTGGTGCAGATAAAATTATATTACAACATCATAGTGGTGCTACTATTCTTATTGATAGTGATGGCTCTATTCATATGGTGTCTACTGGCAAAAAAGGTATAGGTTCTATTGCACCAAGAGGTGATAATACAATCTATGGTAAAGGACACGTAGTACTAAAAGGTGATGGAAAAATTACTATTGAAACTGATGGCGATTTAGACATTAACGTCGGCGGCAGTCTTAATATTGCAGTTGGCGGGGATTACGTTACTAACGTAGAAGGATCAAAAGAAGAATCTATTGATGGTAGTGTTTCATTTGAAGCTTCTAAAGACATAAGTAATATGATTGCCGGGGACTATAGAATTACATCTGCAGGTAAACTGGGTATTCAAACTCCTAGATCATTAGATATTGATGCAGGAGGTAATCTTAGTGTTCGCTCAGATGCACAAATTCTTATTAACGGCCAAGATAATGTATCTCTAAGTTCTAATAATGAAATTAGAATTAACTCTAAGAGCTCTACTTCTATTAAATCAGTAGGGTTTATGACTTTGCAATCTCAAGATCTGTTTTCTGCAAGATCTGCTCAATCGTTTAAAATTTCAGCTGGAGGTGCTTTCTCAATAAACGGGTCTGGCACTGTAGACGTTTTAAGCTCCGGTAAAATTCAGGTTAAAGGATCAGCTACCGATATTCAGGTAGGCGGTTCACCATCTGTAGATGCTCCTACAGATATTGATGCTATTGGTCTTGCAAGATACCCAGACGCTAACTCAGTAATTGACAGTATTACTTCTATCAGAGAAGCACCAGACTTTCCTAAAAATGCTAATAAGATGTCTGCAGAAGAGTTTAGTAAGTATGAACTTGAAGGTGGTCAGCCTAATCCTAA